GCTAAATATTCGTCAGGTTTTAAGTTCTTAGGCTTATGGAAAAATACACGATTCTTTAAGTCGTACTCCTCCATAAATGCTCTACTATTCTCTAGTTTAATTTGATTAATAACATCCTCAAGAACATAGTTAGGCTTGCTCAAATCAGGATTTTCTACTCCATTAATCATTCTAGGTCTAGCTGCAGCTTTTAACTGTAATTTTTGTCGTTCTGTAAGCATAGTTGTCCTCAAAATGGTGCGTCGTCTGGTATATCTGCTAAAGATTTAGGAAATGCATCTTTAACAGTCTCAGGATCATTCAAATAAGCGATTAAACAACCATTTTTGAGAGAGAAAAAAGGCAATGTTTCTAACTTCAACATAAGCCCATTTTTAGTCTCTAAAATAACTCCTATTGATGCGTACTTTTTCTTTGTATTACCATCTTTATCTTTATATTCGTCTACTTCTGCTTTAACATAATATTTGATTCCCATATTATTCACCTTTCATTAATTGCATTTCTACTTCCACTTCATTCAAGAACTTCAAAACTTCTTCTTCCATCTTCTTAATAAATTCTTCTTCTCTCATTACTTCTTCTATATACAACTGTGATTTAGAGGGCATACGAGGGTCAAATGATACAAACCACACAGACTTAGCACCTGTACAACTCATTTGTGCTTGTATTTGAGTATAGTATTTAGATGGGCAACCATCTTTAAAATATGACCAATGTACTGCACTCTGATATGGACATTTTAATTCGAGTAAAGAATCACCTATTACCCCATCAGGACTGCATCCGAAGTCTTTAATCGTAGGATGGTCTACAAATGCAACTTGATCTACAAACACATTATGAGCAACTTCAAACGCTGTTCTAGCAGTCTGTTCATTGTCTGTACCCCATTGCATAGCATCATTCTTGTAAGAAGGCTCTATAATCCCTGTAACCCTTTGCAACGCTAATTCTATTAAATAATTAGCACGACTTGCTGATACACCTGTCTTAGTCTTAGCTAGAACATCTGCTACTCTACTAGCTGTTACCTTACCTCTACGAATCTCTAACCAGGCATCTGTTCCTTGTTCTACTTCTCTATATATTAATGATTCAGTCATGATTTTTTAGAATAAAAGTTAATGAAAACCCAAACAATGTGATTGTGTAGGAATGAAATGGAATATGTTGAAAATCTATTAGAAATTTTCTACGATTCCAACAATGACTATGGTTTTTCCATGCGTTATAAAAATACATTAGTTACTCTCTCTCTTTCTTGTGTTGTATAGAACCAATCGTTACTTGTTGTCCATTTTCTTGTACCATCTACTGACCATGTATGTTGTGCTGCTTGAAAATCAGGGAATTTAACTTCATTAGGGATAAGACTTTGGTCATACCATAAACAACGATTATTAGGCTGACAAGCAAATTGGCCATTTTCTAATTGAATAAAGTTAAAACTTTTATGTTCTTCAGCTTGTTCTGTAAAAGTCGTATCTAAGTCACCATCTGCACAGAAATCAACTGTAAATAAGTAATTACCAAAATGCCACTCTTTGTCTTTACCTAAAAACTTGACTCCTAAGTTACGAAGTGCAATCTTCTCAACAACAGTAAATCTATAACCCATGCAATCCCATAACTGTAAAAAATCAACAGGTAAGTCACCATGATCTTCTTTCCATACATACGCACTAATAGGTAGCTTGTCGTACAAAGCACCATAGTTAGGTAGTAGTGACTCAATACGAAATACTTGACCTCTGAGAGCCTTTAAACTAATCCATACACATGGTTCTAGTTCTCCATGTCCTTTAGTAAAGTTATATAAGTATTCTCTTTTAACAAAGCATTTTAAGGGGGGTAATGATGCAACAATAAAACTCATTGCTCACTTGCTTTCTTTAGTATTGCTCTTGCAAATTCAAGAGGGTCGTTATTGCTTGTCATACAATACAATTCCATTATTTCTCTGTCGGTTAGTTCTTTTGCTGACGAACAACAACATTGACTAGGTATTCTGTGGCATTTGCTACAAAAAATATTTTGGTTCATTTCTCACTCGCTTTCTTTAACAATGACCAACAAAATAACCAAGGGTATAAAAAATAACTGCCACTACAATTGGGTGTTTTAAAAACATTTTAGTAAAATACCAATCACTCATCTGTCATTCCTTTCCGATTTAGCAGCGATACACATTTCAGCATACTTTTTAGGAATGTCTGGATGCCAACCTCCCATTAACATTGCACAATTTACCTCGGATTTTCTACTTAATTCAGTCAAATAAATGACAAATCCACACAGTAAAATACCTAGAATAATTGACCAAAAGAACTCTCGACTCATAACACATCCTCCTTTTTATACTTGCGTTTAATAATAAAAGCTAGTTTTCTTAGTGCCATTCTTTCTATTTGTTCTACTTTAAATCGTGGTATTTGTAATATGTAAGCGACTTCTTCTTGCGTAAAGTGGTTATCACTTCTGTGTTCTTTCAAATTTTTCATCTATTTTTCTCAGTAAAGATTCAAGACGATGATTCCATAATTGCGAATCGACATTTTTAGGCCATGTAACTAAATATTCTTTAATTGTTTCTGTAGCCAAGATATAGTCTATTTCTTTTTGCTTGGATAATAAAGACTCTATTTGCTCACTTATTGTCATATTAGTTCTGCCTTACGCTTATCTTTTGCCTTGGAAATACGATCTATTGCTAATTTATCTTTACTTAATTCTTTATATGCTTGACCATAAGCAGCTTTAAGCGTATCCATATCTAAGCACTCACCTATCATGTCGCACCAATTAGTACAGAGATCAGTTAGATCAACTGTATCTTGTTCTGGCAAATCCTCACCTTGGTAGATATAAATAGCCAAACCATGTAGCGATATTGCCTTTGCCAAAGCTCTTTGCATAGCCGTATTTACATCCATACTAGATGGGTTAGAAATTGGTTTATTCTGATTATTTAGAACAGGTAACTGGGCAGTCATTACCTTATCAAAAGCAGATACAGAGCAAAATACCATCATTGATCCGTCTGCAAATGTCATAGGTTCTTTGTAATCCCATGTAGCCATCGGATCATGCTGTAGCAAAATATCCACAGAATGTGACCAGCTCAAGTAGGTAAATTTACCTTTCTTCTCTACAAATTCGTTTACATTAATCTTGCGTAATTCTAAGTATTTGCTCATATTAATACTCCAAGTTAGCTTCATCCATCATGTTCATTTGTGCATGGATAAGTTGTGTGAAAATGCCATTTAATGCGTTTTTAGCTACATGACTACTGATAGGTTGTGCAGTCTCAAGATAATGTCTAAGCACATTAAGACTACCAAACACTTCATCTAAATCGTGATACATCTGATAGCAAGCCAAGTCACCACGAGTATATTTCCTAGTTTTAGTCATTTAATTCTCCATTGTTGTATTCAAGTGTTGCTTGTTTATCTGCACATTCATAAGCGTAGTCATAGGCTTTTAAATACATAAAATTACCTAAACCGAGCATATTGTTTTCGTTCATGTAATCAGCCATTTTTGATTGATCATCAATTGAAAAATCACCAATAACTTCTGTAATTAAATCAGATGGTTTAAAAGTTGTTTTCATTAGTTCATTGATACGATCATCTATGACACATTGTGCCAATTCATTTGCATCGTATTCTGTATCGGTAGTTAACCAAGAATCAAAACTTTTAAAATTATTCATTATTTGACTCCTTGCAATAGCCAGATTGTTAATGCAGGGCCAAACATAACTGCAAATCCTATTAGTGCTTCTATAAATGTTTTCATTTGCTTATCCTTTTCGTTTTAATTAAGAATCAATTTCAAAATCAAAAGGTGCAAATTCTTCTTCTTTGTAAATTTTGTCAGCTATAACTTGTGCATCTTGTTGCGTTGCATAAGTTTTTTTGCTAAAAGATACACAGCCGTTTTCTGTTTGAACTCCTACTTTCCAAACATTTCCACATTTTTCTGCTGTTACCATCCATTCATAAGTTTTCATCTCATTTCCCTTTCGTTTCATTGTTTAATTTACTGCATGACTTAACTATAAACACCTAAATATCACTTGTCAACACATTTTTAAAATATTTTATAGGGACTTTCCCTAATACAAAGTGTTACAATATGTGATAGTATCATAACAGAAAAGGAGAATTAAATGGATATTTTTACTGAATTAAGACATGAATT